CACGGCGAGCAACCATCAGTAAACTTCGCAAATTGAAAGGTATCATGGATCCATTCCCTGTTGTCGGAGACAGATTAGTTTGCCTTAGAAACAATAGTGAGCTAGGTTTGTTGAACGGGGCAATCTTCGAAGTGTCTGATATCACAGGAGTCATGGACCAAAAAGTGTTCATGTCTATACACCCAGAAGATAGCATGGCTTCTATTGAATTATCTGCTCACGAACACCATTTCCTTGGAACGGAAGAGCATCTCGGATGGTATGAAAAACGCGAGGCTCAGGAATTTGCATTTGGATATGGACTGACGTGTCACAAGGCCCAAGGGTCACAATGGCGTAGCGTTTGTGTTTTCGACGAAAGTTTCTGCTTCCGTAAAGATAAATGGCGGTGGCTCTACACTGCAATAACCAGAGCGGCTGACAATGTCACCGTCGTTAGAATGTAAGGAAACAACTTATGAGAAATCAGGAGAAGCGGCGGATGACTGGTCCACAAAATCCACACTGCGATGCTATCGGCGCGGAGAAATACCGAGGCAAAAACGAAGACCATCGAGAGGCGAGTAATCGGGTGGCGGGATTTCTTCAAGACTCCCATGAACACTACATGGCATTTCGAGAATGTACCATGGATCAACGGTTCATGCCTCCAGGACGTGTCCAAGCTGGCGCTGGTTCCCTGAAGAATGTCACACTTTATAATTGCTTTGTTATGCCTACTATTCACGACAGTTTTGTCGATGGTCCTACCGAGGCCGAGCGCCTTATGTGTACGACCGCACTTCAGCACCCTTCCGAAAGTATCATGGACGTAGCTAAGCTGGCTGCAACGACTATGCGACAAGGTGGTGGCGTGGGTTATGATTTCAGCACCTTGCGCCCATCAGGTGACATTATAAAGGGCGTTGACAGTACCACAGACGGTCCGCTGGTGTTCGCTGGTATTTTTGACATGGTATGCCGCGCAACTAGCAGCGCAGGCAACAGGCGCGGCGCACAGATGATGGTCATGCGATGTGATCACCCTGATATTGAGGAGTTCATCCGCGCCAAACAAGTCACAGATGAAAATATTCCATGGGAATATCGTCCTCTGCGCGGTTTCAATATGTCAGTCGCAGTGACCGATGAACTGATGGAAGCTGTAAAAGCAGACGGAATGTTCATGCTGAAATTTGGCGGTGTTGATTACCGTGAAGTCAGCGCCCGCGCTCTGTGGGATATGATCATGCGTGGAACGTACGATTGGGCCGAACCGGGAGTCCTGTTCATCGACCGCATTAACGAGATGAATAATCTCTACTACTGCGAACAGATTGCAGCAACTAATCCTTGTGGCGAACAGCCTCTTCCTCCCTACGGTGCCTGCCTCTTGGGCTCATTTAACGTTGTGAAGTACCTCTACAAGGATGCATCAGAAGGACCCGAATGGCGTTTCAATTGGGCGCAATTGGAAAAAGATATTCCTAGCGTAGTACGCGCTATGGATAATGTCATCGATCGGAGCCGTTACCCTCTTCCTCAACAGAAGATGGAAGCCCAAAGAAAGCGGCGCATGGGTCTCGGCATCACGGGTCTAGCCAATGCTCTTGAAGCAATGGGATTTCCTTACGGTACACCGAAATTCATAGAGTTTCAGGACAGACTTGGTGAGTTCATCACTAATCACTGCTACCAAGCATCAGCTCTACTGGCTGCTGAAAAGGGCTCGTTTCCACTGTATGACGAGACACGCTACCTTGCATCTAAGTTCGTCGGAGGTCTATGGGAAGACACGATCAAATTGATCAAGAAGCACGGTATCCGTAATAGTCACTTAACCAGTGTCGCGCCGACTGGCACTATCTCCCTCTATGCTGATAACGTATCGTCTGGCATTGAGCCAGTCATCGCATACAAGCAGAAGCGCAATGTCATCATGAAGTCTGGTGTAGAGACTGTTCTAATTCCTGACTATGGTGTCGCCGTTCTTGGGCATGAGGGTCGCACCGTTACTGACGGAAACATCACTGCTGATGAACACGTCGCTGTTCTTTGCACTGCTCAAAGGTGGAGTGACAGCGCGGTCTCGAAAACATGCAACGTTCCTGCAGACTTCTCATACGAAGACTTTAAGAACATCTATATGTCAGCATGGGAAAACGGCGCGAAAGGACTGACTACTTATCGTCCTGCTGGTAACTACGACGAGCCAATCAAAGCCGCAGATGGCGATGAGGAAGCTGATGCTGAGATTATCAAGGTCGCGGAACTGCAAAAAGAGGATGATTTCGGAGGAGCCTGTACCTTGGATGAGTTCGGCCGCAAGACTGGAGCATGTGCAGACTAAAAGTTATCTCACAAAGACAAATAGCTATTGCCTCGGATATCAGAACAAGGTAGGGTCAAATATGCCTTAATCCGAGGCGATACTGAATATCACAGAAACGGAGTAAGTGATGAATATTACCTTCAATGACACTGAATATAACGAGGCCGGGTTGGCCAAAATGTCCGTGGACGATCTTCTGTCTCTGCGTAACGAAGTGGCAGTTAGCCTCAAAGTTGCGGAAGTCAATGGGTTCAAAGATCAGGCCGCTGGTGCTACTCAGACCTGGAAAGCGTTGCAACGCCATGCTAAGGCGGCAGAAGTACCTGCGAAGGAAGCCAAAGCCAAGAAGCCGAAGGCTCCACCTAAAGAGCGCGGTCTGGCCAAATCAGCGGAAGCAAAAACAGTCAAGCGTCCAAATGCGAAGATGTTCTCGACTATTAAGAAAACTGGTGAGCACGACGGTACTCAGGGCCGCGCCCATCGCTGGCCGAACTACAAAGACGGCATGACGATTGTTGACATCATCGAGACAGAAGGTACTGAGCCGTGGGACGCTTATTTCTGGACTAACCAAGGCATCATGACTATCACTGAACCAACTCCTGATGAGTACGTTACTCGCAAGGCTGCTTGGTACAAGAAGCATGGTCTCACAGACCCAGAGGCAGCAAAAGTGCAGAAAGCTGAAGAACGCGCCAAGGCGAAAGCTGAGCGTGAAGAAGCTGCTGCTGCTAAGAAAGCCGAGCGTGAAGCTGCGAAGGAAGCCAAGGCAAAAGAACGTGCCGAAGCTAAAGCCGCCAAAGAGAAGGCCGCTGCCGACAAAGCTGCTGCGAAAGCCGCTGCCGAGTAATGGTTCTGTCAAGAGCCAATGCGTTCTTCAGCTTTGTTGAGGAACGTGAACAGATCCGTCTCCGAAAGGAGGCGGATTTGCCATATCCTTGGACTAAAGATCAGATCCTCAGGGACTATAAATTCACCAACGTTCACCGTCATCACGATCGGACAAGTCGTGTTCTCCGTGGGTTGTTCTATACTCCGAACTTCCATGCGGACAAGAAAACAATCCTGATGAATGCAGCTACCTTCCGCTACTTTGGGACATACGAATTCGCAGAGGCTATTGGTTGGACTCATTTTGAAGATATGGACAATAATCATTGGGAACATGTGAAAGAAGTTGCCGAGGACCGACTGGCTAACAAGGAGCGCGTCTTTACGGGAGCCTATGTTATTACGAACCAAGGAATATCTGCTCCTAAACAGGAAGTTGTCGTGGAATACTTCCTCAAGGCTCTACAGAAACAAGCTGAGGACTTGCGTGATCTGACTATCGCAACCGAATCGTGGGAAGATGTCGCTACTGAGATGAGGAAGATCCAAGGTTTCGGAGGGTCTGGTTTCATGACTAAGGAAATCTTGCTGGATACTACCTACACTTCCTTCTGGGATAATTGGATTAATCATCCTAAGGATGGAATTTTTAGCTTTCCGATGGACTGGGATAGCTGGACACCCATTGGTCCAGGAGCGCGACGTGGTGCAGCACGGGTCAGCGGTGACGACGAAGCCAAGCCGCTAAAGGAAGAAGATGCCGGTAATATTATCGATGATCTAATGGTACAACAAGATCTGTTCCTACCTGATGAGTGGGATAGTCTTGCCCCTCATGATATCCAGTTCCAACTTTGTGAGTTCGATAAGTATGAACGGGTTCGCTTGGGTCAAGGAAGACCACGGTCTCGCTACAAAGCGCCGAAGTAATCTAGAGGAGGGTGACAAATAGCACTTGTCTTTTGCGCCCTCCGTTACTATGGTTAGCTAATAACCTATTGGAGATGACCCAATGAAGATACTAATCGCCCTTCATAAATGCATGGACCTCGGTGGAATTATAGACCACACAGAACAGCTAATCGGTGGTCTACAAGATATCGGACACAATGTTCAGCTTAAAGAACTGGTATGGTCATTCAATGCACCAGCTCAACGCAAAACCGCAGATTGGACTATCGGTCCTAGTGGTATTCCCCATAATCAAGGCAAAGGCTGGAACTTTGATCGGAGGGATCGCATTCCTTATCGTGGTAGTGCCGCTTTAAACGGGGCGAAGCGAATCCTGGAACAGTACGATCTGATTATATGGACAATGCCTGTTCCGAGTAAGAATAAAGATAATCTAGGTAATGATAACTGGCCAGATTTATATGACCTTCCAGATCGCATTAAGCAGATTGCCTTTATCCATGACGGTAACGCCGTAAAGGGAGCAGGCCACATACTGGCAATTCAAGAACACCTAGATGGTCTAGCTTGTGTGCATCCCTGCGCCCTCAACGGTGCTGCATTTGCCGACGTCCCTCGTGCAATGGTTGTCAACCCACAGAAGGACCCTATACGTCAATACACTAAGTGGGAACAGAAATCTCCTGGATTTGTAAACATGCAGACCTTCAAGGCGTGGAAGCATGTCCATGAGTTGGTGGAAGCGGTTCACTATATGGAACCCCGTGGAGCCGACGAGTTACGCGAGGTTGCTGGCTTGGGCATTGAATACCGCTACATGACTAGTGAGGATAAGTGCAAGGACGCCTACTTCCACGCTGATGGGACAAAGTTCTGGGACGCCGCCCTGGACAACGGTATGACACACCATGATTATTGGAACAAGGAACAAGTTGATAACTATCTCAACGAAGCCCGTGTCTTGGTCGATCCGTCATGGTCCAACAACTATTCCAAAGTTGGTGGTCATTTTAACCGTGTAGCCGTGGATGCGATGATGCGCGGCTGTTGTGTCTTAGCCAGACAGAAAGGGATGGGTTCAGAACTGTTTCAAGCTGGTGAACATTATATAGCCATTCCAGAGAATGCAGATGCTCAGGAGTATGCTGATCTCCTTCATTATGCCAGCGGTATTTCTGAAAAGACAGCGGATCGCATGATTGATGCGAACCGTGAAATTTTACCAATGTTTGACCGAAAGACTATAGCGCAGCGTGTCATTGATTTGGCGCACGGTGAGATAGATGTCGAGGGTATCCAAGGAACTGCCACCGACGCAATGAAATCAAAAGTCGAAGATAAATTATTCGACCATTTTGGAGTACTACTGTAAATGCATTATTTGTCAGTGAGAAACGTAGAGGAAGCTCTCCTCTTGGGCGTCAATCGCATAGTCTCGGAAGGGGTTCAGCGAGATAGTCGTAATGGTCCTGTAAAAGTCATGCCTATGCCAATGACAACCAGATACAGCGAACCAACAGAAAGAGTCATGTTCCTTCCTGAACGTGACTGCAATCCATTCTTCCACTTTATGGAATGTCTCTGGATGATGGCTGGTCATAATGATGTAGAATGGATTAGTCAGTTCTCTTCAAATATCAATAACTATTCAGATGACGGAGTTACCTTCCATGGTGCCTATGGTTATCGTTGGCGGAACCACTTCTCTGAGACCAGCAACATCGGCACTCATGCCATTGATCAACTTGCTACTATTGCCAACCTGCTCAAGAATAATCCAGATGATCGGCGCACGGTTCTCCAGATGTGGTCGGCACCAGATGATCTAGGCTTGGAAGGCAAGGACTTTCCCTGTAACCTGATTATTACATTTCGTGTGAACCCTAACGGCCATCTTGATATGACTGTGTTCAATCGGAGTAATGATATGGTCTGGGGTGCTTACGGTGCGAACGCTGTTCATATGTCATTCCTGCAAGAAGTTATGGCTTCCTGGATCGGCATCCCTGTCGGCAACTACTGGCAGATTAGTACAAATTTCCACGCTTATATCGATACACTCGAGAAAGTAATGCCGTTGATGGAAAAGTCAGCAGGGTTCACCGACTACGAACTAGGAAGGGTGAAACCCTATCCAATCGTCAACACCCCAATCTCTACGTGGTTCAGTGAACTTGATATGTTTATGTCGGAAGGTCCAGCTATCGGCTTTACAGATCCATTCTTCAAAAAGGTTGCGGTCCCTATGTTACTGACATGGAGAATCTGGAAGGACAAAGGTAATCCAGATCGTGTCGCCAACGCTATCGACAGTGCCGAGCGCATCGCTGCGACAGACTGGCGTAAAGCCTGTGTTGAATGGCTGGAGCGCCGAGCATGAGCAGGGTATATGAAACTAATTCAGTTGTCGACAAGATTAAGTTTTGTCGTGAAGCTGCCGAAGTCAGCCGTTGCCATAGCTTGAAGATCCTCGGTGAGTATCCCGTCGGTCAGCATACTTTCAACATGCTGGCTATGCTTCGGATCCTTTTTCCAGAGGCCAGTCGGAACCTCATTTGGGCTATCATTGAACACGATATTCCTGAACGTCTGACTGGTGATATCCCATCTCCGACCAAGTGGTACGGGGTTATTGACAAGAATAACCTCACTCAGATGGAACACGACATCAACTCTGAGATCTTCGGTGATGACTCTATGTCGTTGTTGACCCAAGAGGAAGCGAAGATCCTCCACGGTCTCGATATCACGGAGTTGTATATGTTCTGCAAAGATCAGATCCAGCTTGGCAACCAGAACCTGACTACAATGGAACGTCGCATCGAAAACTATGTCAAGAAGAACGCTCATCAGTACGACAGTATAATATTGAATTTGTTCTGGCGGGTGAAAGACGACACATGGTCGATGATGCCAGACTTGGAGACAAAGACATGAAAGCAAATGATATGCAGGTCGGCGGCGATCACTACCGCAAAGACTATCAGCATTGGGACTTAGTGTCAGACACACAACTCGGTTATCTCGAGGGATGCTCAACCAAGTACATCTCACGATGGCGAGACAAGGCTGGTCTCCAGGATTTGGAGAAGTCAGTTCACTATCTGATGAAGGCTAAGGAAGGGTTTCTAACTGGTGTCTACACCAACCGTTCATTCTTCCGCAGCACTCCAACCAACCAGCAAGAAGGACTTATATGCCTTAACCGCTTCCTCCATGCGAACGAACATTTCACCATGCCTGAGATAGAACTCACCATGGGTATCTGCAACTGGAAAAATGATATTGATTTGTCCGGTATCATTGACAGGCTGCGAGCGTTTATTACGTCCGTAGAGGCCGGTGAGGTTAAAGGCTGGCCAGTACCACCCGCAACCCCTACAAAGGCCACAGGCGCAGCGCAGGGGTCCGGCTTGGCCACATTTGGCGCGGTTATTGGCAGCAACAACCCCGAGGCGCATGACTATGCGGCGGATTTGGTCGATAGAGATGGAATGGTGGAGCCATTCGGCTATCAAGGAGATGGTTAATGAAGATGAGAACACTTGCAACATTCGTCAAATGGTTGATCACTCCAAACAGAGAACCAGACTTTCTCATCGGGTCAACCCCTGAAGATCCGTACATGCGTCGATGGTGGGTTATCCCTCGCAACAACTGGTTCAACATATATCTACACCACATGCGGCACGATGATGACGACCGCGCACCACATGATCATCCATGGTGGAGCCTGTCGCTCTGCCTTGATGGTGATATCACTGAACACCAGCTTATCGATAACTTCAACTATGATACGACAGCGATGCTGGCCGAAGACGATCGCTGGTGGCGTGTCCATCACATCAGCAAAGGTCAGTGGAAGTGGCGGAACAACAAGTACACTCACCGTCTCGAACTGCCGAATGGTGATGCGTGGACCATGTTCATTACTGGCCCAAAGGTGAGGACGTGGGGCTTTCATTGTCCGAAGGGTTTCGTGAAGTGGTTTGACTTCGTTGACAAATACAATCCTGGCAATCCGGGGCGAGGCTGTGGTGAGATGGAATGAGGCGGACTAAAAGTGATCCAAACAAAGGCGGTGCTCTCCAGATGTCATTCTTCATGCCAAAGACAGACTGGAGACCACCGTCCCTCTCTGATCTTCCCTCTTGGGCTGGGGCAAAGCGCATCGCTATTGATGCTGAAACCAGAGATCCTTCAATCGGAAATGGATTGGGGACAGGTCAGCTACGAGATGGGTATACAGTTGGGTGGGCCTTCGCTATTGACGGAGGTCCGAAACACTACCTCCCCATTCGTCATGAGGGCGGCGATAACATGGATGAAGAGGGAGTCCTCAATTACCTACGGTCTAACATCAAGACATTCACCGGAGACTATGTCGGTGCTAATCTCGCGTATGATGTCGACTATGGATACAACGATGGGTTTGAATGGCATCGAGATGCAAAATTTAGAGACATTCAGATCGCTGATCCCTTACTCAACGAACTGCACTGGTCCTATTCACTTAAGAATATCGGCGAGAGATGTGGCGTCGAAGCTAAAGATGAAACCCTTTTGGTGGAAGCTGCAAAAGCCCATGGACTTGACGCTAAGAAAGGTCTCTGGCGCTTACCTGCGAGGTTCGTTGGTGCCTACGGGGAACAAGATGTCACATCGCCACTCGAAATTCTCAAGATACAAGAAGAGAAGATCGGGAAAGCTGGTCTTCAGGAAATATGGGATCTCGAAACGGATGTCCTTCCGGTATTAGTGAGAATGCGTCGCCGTGGTGTGCGAATTGATTTTGAAAAGTTGGCGTCCATTGAGAAATGGGCTATGGATGAAGAACAACAGGCTATTGATCTCGTCAAACGAGAGACAGGTGTTTCCATTGGGCTAGATAATATCTGGAAACCCAAGGTGATAGCACCAGCACTCGAAGAGATCGGAATGCGTCTAAATAAGACATCTACTGGAGCACCACAAATTGATAAGGCTTTGCTCGGAAGTCAGGAACATTCAGTACCTACTGCAATTCTACATGCTCGTAAAGTCAATAAGATTAGAACTACCTTCGCCGCTTCCATCCATAAGTATGCTGTCAATGGTAAAATCCATTGTTCATTTAAACAGATAGCAGCTGAGACAGAAAGCGGTGTGCAGAAAGGTGTCAGGTACGGCAGATTATCAGCAATTGACCCTAACCTGCAACAGCAGCCGAGTCCTGACCGAGATCCAATAATCGCAGGAGACTGGAGAAAGATCTTCATTCCAGAAGAGGGCGCAATCTGGGGCTGTAATGACTACTCTCAGCAGGAACCTCGTTGGACGACACACTTTGCAGCACTGATGGACTTTCCAAAAGCCAAGGAAGCAGCCAAGCGTTACCGAGACGATCCAAGTACAGATAACCATGAAATGATGACACGTATTGTTAACGGTGACGCAGCGGTTGACGAATGGATGAAGAACAAACCAAAGCAATTCAAGTTAGAGCGAGGGTTCTCCAAGGCGATCTACCTTGGGTTATGTTACGGAGAAGGTGGAGCCAAACTCTGTGTGGACATCGGTAAATCTACTCGCTGGGCACATATATCAGGATGGGGTCGGAAACGTCGCATTGAGTTCCACGATAGCAAGCAAGACGCGATGGCTGCACGAATGGAAGCTGGAACAGGTTATTACAAGGAGATGGCTGGCGAAGAAGGTCAAGAAATTCTCGACAAGTTTGACCGGGAAGCACCATTTGTCGGGGCATTGGCGAAAGCGGCTACAGCTAGAGCTGAAGCAAGGGGATTTGTAAAGACAATATTTAATAGACATTTGCACTTTGAGCAGCGTGACGACGGTTCTTATGACTATACTCACAAAGCATTAAATAGGATAATTCAAGGTTCATCAGCCGACCAAACAAAATTGGCTCTGGTCGAAATCGATAAAACAGATGCCTACCTGCAATTGCAGGTTCATGATGAAACAGACGGTAGCTATGGTTCAGTCGCAGAAGCCGTGGCGGTTGGTGATATTATGCGCGACTGCGTTCTTAAGCGGTGTAAGCCACTTGTGCCGTTCAAAGTCGATACCGAATGTGGTCCTAGCTGGGGAGAAATAAAATAATACCAAAATTTGCGGCGCTCGCGTCATGTTAGATCTGGATTAGTAATCAAAAGGGGAAAAGCTATGAGTTTGCAGAAAGAGGTCCTGGATTGGGCAGAAGGTGAGTTCGGCATAAATTCTGAACTCAACATCGCCATTCGAGGAAACAAAGAGATGGCAGAACTGGTTTCTACCATTGTCAACGGTATGGATAAGAAGTCAATCGGTGAAGAATGTGCCGACGTGGCCTTCTTCCTGATCCAAATTTGTGAAAAGAACGGCTTCGACCTCATGAAAGAGGTTGCCGAGAAACTTGTCATCAATCGGAAACGTGAATGGGCAATTGCCTCAGACGGTTCCCACCAACATGTAGAAGGAACATAACTTGAAACACTGTATGTTAGACCTGGAAACATTCGGCACTGGCGCGGGCTGCGTCATCCGCTCAATCGGAGCAGTTGCATTTGATCCAAGAACTCCTTCCTTGGGCAAAGAATTCTACAAGAATATCACTGAAGATGATCAAATAGACTACGGAGCTTTCAAAGATCCCAACACAATTAAATGGTGGGAAAGGCAAGGCAAGTCTGCAAAAGAAGTCCTTGAAACTAACCAGATGGATCTGAAAACCGTTGTTAACGGTTTCAATAATTTCTGGAAAGAAAACCGTCTGCAGTTTGTTTGGTCCCAAGGTGCGAACTTTGACACTGTTCTATGGGAAGCGACTTGCAAGTTTGTTGGGGTTAAACCGCCGTGGCAGTTCTATAAGACCCGTGACACTAGAACAATCTATGATGCGGCAGGTTTTAATACCAAGAGTCTTGCTCGGAAGGGTATCTATCATTACGCTTTGGACGATTGCAAGCATCAAGTCCGCTGCGTATATAAGTCTTATCTAATGATCGACAAGGTGGAAAAACGATGAGCATTCATGACATGTTCATGGGACATGCTGTTAAAGCCAGCAGAAATAGCCTTGATCCCTCAACGAAGGTGGGATCGGTGATTGTTCTTGAGGGCATGGTGTTCTCCACTGGCTGGAACCAATTTCCGACAGGTGTGCATAATTATACAGATCGATGGAAAGATCGTGCCCAGAAGTATCCAAGGGTGATCCATGCCGAGGCCAACGCACTGGTCGCAGGTGCGAGAAGGATGCAGCTAGAAAGACCTCTCCTTGGGTTCGAGGACGCCACTCTCTACACCACTGAGTTCCCTTGTTGCGCTTGCTGTGGACTGATTATTCAGCACGGCATCAAGAAGGTCGTGTCTCAGGATTTGGCTAGTGATTACGCCGAACGGTGGGCAAAAGAGATTGAAATCTCCAAATCTATGTTCAACGAAGCAGGGGTAGAATTAGAGGTAATTCCCCGATAAGTAGAACTTGTCAAATGCCCCTCTGCCGCCTAATATAAGGGTTCACGATATGTCCGAAGCAAGTTCACGTTCCAATTTGGTTAAGAAGCTTAAACCACTTGACGCAGTGGCTATCGAAAGCCCGTCTACTGGACTTGGAATACCGGATATTAATTTTATAGGCGGGTGGATTGAATGCAAGTGGATGAAGTACTGGCCCAAGACAGCAGATGTCAAGCCAGTGAAATTCGGACACCCCTTATCACAGCAGCAGCAGGTCTGGCTTTGGAGACGAGAACACAGGGGCGGCTTGGCCCTAGTCTGTGCGCAAGTTAGCAAGTCATGGTTCTTTTGGTCGGGGAAGAAAATCAAGGAAGAGAAGTTATGGGACAACATGACGAGGCCGGAAATGATAAAGAATGCGGAACTGTATTTCCCGAACGGTCTAGAGACGGAGAAATTACTGAGCTATCTTCGGGAGAACGCGCGTTAATTTACCGCCGACGACTTGGTATCAGTCAGAAGGTAATGTGTAAGTCATTTAAGCTAAGGAGAAGAGAGTACAGCATCAGAGAAGCTGATGATACACTGGAGTTCCTTCCGTTCATGTTCTCGATATTACCGTTGGAACCACATGAGAAATGTATGATCTGGCGTCGCCGATCTGGTTGGACGCAGCAGGAATGCGCCGATCTTATGGATATCACTCGCTATTGGTACAATCTCATGGAGAATGGGAAAGCGCCTTCTCATAAGCTAGAGGAGTTCTGGCATGAAGGGTGAGTCTCAACGATCAGTTGATTTCCTAAAGAAATTTTATCCGAAGGGTCCGTGGTTACTTACTGCAATTCAGACAGACAGGAAGGCCATTGACACAAAGCCTTTCGGTCCAAATTCCATTGAGGAATGTCTCTTTTGGTTGGACAAGTATAACGGCGAACGGAACATTTACTTTACAGTGAACCAGCCGAACCTCGCTTTTCTAAAATCAAATAAAGTTAAGAAGCCAAACAAAGAGGATATGTTCGAAGCCCATTGGCTGCATATTGACATAGACCCAGCAGAGGGGCAAGACCTAACCGAGGAACGAGAACGCGCCTTGGGTATACTAACTGACCGTCTACCAAAAGGAATTCCGAAACCCACTGTAATTATATTCTCGGGCGGTGGTTATCAAGCTTTCTGGAAAATAGATAAGCCTGTCAGGATAGATGGGACAGAAGCAGCGTGGTTAGAGTTCGAACTCTATAACAAACGATTAGAACAGATCTTCGGAGGCGACCATTGTCATAACGTAGATCGCATCATGCGCCTTCCTGGAACGGTAAATGTACCAGATGCCAAGAAACTAAAGAAAGGTCGCACTAAGGAACTTGCTAAGTTACTGGAATTTGATAAGAAAAATGTCTATCCATTAGAAGACTTCAAAAAAGCACAATCGGTTCAGACTACTGGTCCGGGACGCCACGATGGTGGAGAATACGGTGTAAAAGTTGATATCCCTGGAAATGTAGAGAAAATCGCAGATCTTAGTGAACTTGATGTCTGGGATGTCCCTGATAGAGTTAAGGTTATCATTGCCCAAGGACAGCATCCTGATCAACCGAAGGAGGGAGACAACTCTAGATCAGCTTGGTTGTTTGACTGCGTATGTGCTCTTGCTCGCTGCAATGTTCCAGACGGAGTAATATTTGCTATTTTAACAGATCCTGAATGGGGGATCGCAAGCAGTGTCGTGGAGCTCAAGGGTGGAGCCGAGAAATATGCTATCCGCCAGATTAAACGGGCCAAAGAATATAGCGAGGATCCTAACCTCACCAAGATGAATGATAGACATGCGATTATTGGTAACATCGGAGGAAAGTGTCGTGTCATTGAGGAGATCGAGGATGACGTACTCCACCGCAGTCGCATCACCATGTCAAGTTTCGACGATATCCGTAATCGGTATGGAAATATCCAAGTGAATATTGGCTCCACTGACAAAGGTGAACCAGTGAACGTCCCATTGGGTAAATACTGGATTAATCATCGTATGCGCAGGCAATATGATACGATGAAGTTCATGCCACAGGGTGATCAGCCTGGAGTTTATAATCTATGGAGAGGATTTAATGTGGAACCAATCCCTGGAGATTGTTCTATATACTTAGAACATCTGAAAGAAAACGTATGTAGTGGAAACGAGGAACATTATGACTACCTCATTAAGTGGATGGCAAGAGTTGTTCAAACGCCTGCAAGTCCAGGAGAAGTTGCGATTGTCCTCCGAGGAGGTAAGGGTACTGGTAAAGGCTATTTCGCACGAACCTTCGGGCGGCTCTTTGGCAGACACCATCTACACGTTGCTAATCCTTCACACCTTGTCGGAAACTTCAACGCTCACTTACGAGATGTCATATCTTTGTTTGCGGATGAGGCTTTTTTCGCTGGTGATAAGCGACATGAAAGTGTTCTCAAGATGCTTATTACTGAGGACAGTATTCCAATTGAAGCCAAGGGCATCGACACCGAACCCTATCCCAACTATGTTCACCTCATCATGGCTTCCAACGATCCACATGTCATTAGAGCAACTGGAGATGAAAGACGTTACTTCGTCCTAGATATGGGCGAGAACCGTAAGCAAGACTCAAAGTTCTTTAAATCACTAACAGCCCAAATGGAAAATGGTGGATATGAAGCACTTCTATACCATCTTCAAAACGTCGACTTAGAGGGATTTGAAGTTCGCAACGTACCACAGACAGATGCACTACAAGAGCAGAAACTTATGTCAATGGGCGTTGAAGAGGAATGGTGGTATCACAAGCTATGGGATGGATATATTCTTGAAGGTCATGATAGCTGGCAACGTGATGTTCAAACTGAACTTCTAGAAAAAGACTATACAAACTATGCTGACAAATGGAAGTTTGCTCGAAGAGGGAACGCGACTCTCTTGGGTCGCTTTCTAAACAGGGTGGTTCCACATATAAACAAAATGCAAAAACGGGTTTCCGTTGAAGAGTATGATCAAGAGACAGGTCAGTCTCACAGAGTTAAGAAAAGACTTTACCATTATGATCTCGGGACCTTAGAGCAGTGTCGTAAAACATGGGATAAATTATATGGTGAACGAGAATGGCCGTCTCCTGTGGAATTAGAACTCGGAGAAATAAAGGTTCCCTTTTAATGGCTTGTGAATCACCTTGTTTTGATTGTCCGTACCTAAGAGACGCGGAAAAATTAAAAATCGCCGACATTGATATATTTGATTTGGTATTCACTCACTTTACAGAGGACGGTGGATTTAAGCATGTGATTTGCGAAGAGCAGAACGATATCTGTTTCGGTCAAATACAAATGCTCGCTAACGGAACTCATGATTATCTCGATCCATTTTCAGAATTAGGAGAATCTGTGGAAACACTAAAATCTAACTGGAAAGATTATTTCATAGGACCGTGGGAATTTATTAGTCATCACAGAGAATTAAATAGCTAGTCTTTGCCAACTAGTGTGTTATTATAAATATAAGCATAACAGGAGAAAGTTAATGATAGTTCTAATTGCCCAAGAAGATGAAACAACCTCGAATAGTGTTGATCTAATGCTAACTCACGCTGGATTTAAAACTTTCACAACTGATTCAGGGGAACAGTGTGTTGAGTTAGCGACAATTTATGATTATGATCTAATTTTGTTGGATACTAGTTTATTTGACATCAGTGGTTATGAAGTCTTGCGTCAGATCAGATCTGCTGGCCTCTCAACTCCTATAATGTTCTTAACCTCTGATGATGACACAGAAAGTAAAATTAAGGGGTTTGGGTTCGGGGCTGATGACTATTTGACCAAACCTTTTCATCGCGAAGAACTGGCGGCTCGCATCCAGGCAATCGTCCGTCGTTCCAATGGACACCCACAATCTATCATTACGACTGGTTCTATTGATGTAAACCTGGATGAAAAAACTGTTAGTTCAGGAAACAAGATAGTACCACTAACAGGTAAAGAATACCAAATGTTGGAATTACTTTCCTTGCGTAAAAATACGATATTGACCAAAGAAGTTTTCCTAAATAACCTATACGGCGGCATGGACGAACCAGAACTCAAAATAATAGACGTATTCATATGCAAGTTGCGTAACAAAATAAAATCAGCCACAGGTGGCGAAAACTATATCGAGACAGTATGGGGACGGGGATACGTACTCCGTGATCCAGAATGAAAAATTCAATTATTCCTGCATTAATGTCAGAAAGACCTTATAGTGTCTCTTTCTCTTTTGAAGAGTTAGATGCTTTGACCAGATTCTTTTCTAACGTGAAAAATCCAACTGAAAAAGAAAAAGAAATCAGTAGGCATATTGGAGAATTTGGAACTAGGTTTCTGATATCTTCTATGAACAATAAAACAGTAGAATCAATAGGGAAAGCTCAGAATATAAGCGCGAGGTCCATAAGACCAATATTAAAGATAATTTCGACCGTGATGGTGGAAATATACCAAAACTAGACACGCTGTAGACGCGCTAGAGGCGCGTTAGCGCCCTACCGTACCACCAGCACCACCACAGGCCGCACCCTATGCCCTGCCCTGCCATATGCGGCCTCCGGAAGCGTGGATATAAAGGTTTGGTCAAGCTGCTGGTTATTTGGTACAATAAAACCATAGAATTAGGATATATCACATGAAACCAATGCTAGCGGGCAAGTACGACGCAACTAAAGTAGCGAAGAAGCTGGAGGAAGGTCCTCTCTTGGGCCAACTCAAGTATGACGGAATTCGCGTATTTATTCGTGACGGTATTGCGTGGACTCGTAGTATCAAACCTGTTCGATCAGCTGAGGTCCAATCGTGGGTTTCCTGGAATAAAGATTTCTTAGAAGGTATGGATGGGGAAATAATCTGCGGGGACCCAACAGCAGAAGGATGCTTCCAGAGAACTAGTAGCTTTGTAATGAGTTATGATAAACTGGATATGTTCACATTCTATGTATTTGATAAATGGGACGAACCAGATATATTTGAACGGCGTTTCGATATGGTTGAGTCTGTGGCTGGACAATGGACTATGAGTAGTCATGATCAACCTCGTATGGAAGCCGCAGAAACTAGGTTATTGGAGACCATGGAAGACGTGAACGAGTTTCATGAGGAAATGATTGCCCAAGGGCAGGAGGGTATCATCCTCCGAGATCCGCAGGCTTATTACAAATATGGACGCGGCTCACCTGTGAAGTGCGAATGCATAAAAATGAAAGAAGGTGGCTGGATTGACACAGAATGCAAAATCCTCGACTTCCACGAACAGATGCACAATGCCAATGAAGCCACGCTTGATAATCTCGGTCACACGGAACGCTCAGGGCATAAAGAGAACCTTATCGGCAAGGACACTCTCGGCGCTCTTGAAGTTAGTGGAAGCTTCGAGGACGGAACTCCTTTCACGTGCAGAGTTGGAACAGGACTAGACGACGAGATCCGCCAAAAAGTGTGGGATCGCCGACAAGACTATATTGATAAAATCGTAAAAATGAAGTATTTCAATGTCGGTATAAAAGACAAGCCGAGATTTCCAACCTTCTTGGGCTTCCGTGACCCAGACGACATGGATACAGAGCAGCTGGATCTGTTTTCGCCGACATAGTAATATTGATTTTCGATCTGTGGGAGAACACGATGACTCACGAAGAACTGAAGGAAAAACTGCTCAAATCTATGGGTGGAAAAGTACCGTTCCAGGCTAGAGAGACATGGGGTCACTTTCAACAAAGTAAAGGTCATTGTTTCTTTATGAATTGGGACTGGATAAAAGACCTCCGAATAGAGAAATGGGCAGAGGATCATCCAGATCTGGAATGCTGGGACAGTGTTAACGGCCTAACCATAGAAATCTATAAACCAAGAAGACCAATAGGTGGATTAAAAGGCACTCAGATAGACAAGTAGAAGTTGTCTTACCTTGCACCTGCGCGTAAGTTATATATATCAGAATAACAAATACTGGAGATATACAAATGGCTAAACTTCACGAGTTGCTGGCGGTCATGGCCGACACAACCAACACCGCGCAGGCGGTGACCAACGAGACTAGTGCAGTCTTTGGTAAGAAAGCGGATCACTTTCGTGGATCATCAAAGACCGTAGCTTTCTTTGACAGTGGGCGAGAAGGTGAAAACACGGCTGAAAGCAAGCAGATGGTGACCACAGTCTCTGATAAGCTTGATCACGCTTTCAAAAGCATTGGACGTCATTACGATGCGCTTCTGCAACTTGAAGAAGCCAATGGCCGCGCTCGAGCAGATTTGGTCGTAGATGGAACCACTATCTTGAAAGATGTTCCGGCAACTTTCCTCTTGGGTATGGAGAGCCGCCTTAAATCTGTCCGAGAAATGATTATGGTTATTCCAACACTTGAGATGTCGATCAAGTGGTCTGAAGACGCCAATCTCGGTTCTGGAGTTTATCGGTCTGAACCGACCGTTGCGATGAAGGGTGAGAAGACGCTCAAGTTCTTGACTGTCGCTGAGGCAACTGCCCAGCATCCAGCTCAGGTGGAGAAATGGAACGAAGATGTTCCAGTCGCCCGAATTGAAACTGTACATACGTCAAGCATGATTACGCCGCACGAGAAATCTGCTATGCTGCGACGGTGTGACAAAATGATCTCTGCTGTCAAGAAGGCTCGCCAACGTGCGAATACCGTCGACGTCAAAGATCTAAGCATTGCCAAGGAGATCTTCGGATATATCCAAGGCTAAACTGATCCCATAGGGGATAGACTGAGACTGAGACTAACCTACACGGAACGGAAACAAACTGAGTTTGCAAACAATGTCCGTGACTCATACTTGAGAGATTTATGCCCCTCAGTGTGAGAAACGAAGTAACTGGAAGACAAGAGGTCGTTTTTAAAATGAAGTCACTGGTTCGAATCCAGTCCCGCTTACCAAAACCTTTTATTGAACTGAAGGCGGGTAGCTCAGTGGTAGAGCGCGTTGATAAGAATGATATGACCTCAGTGGTCTAAAAGTTGATCGGGTGCTGCTCTTAGATGAGCACTTGATGTTTAATCAAAGCAATAGGGGTCGATGGATAGGAACTTCTGTCGACCCCGCCTGCTAGGAAAGAGATATGTTTGAACCACCTTTCAAGACAGGAGATGAGGTACGGTTGAAGACCGGTACGTCTAAGATTATTGTATTGGAAGTTGATTACCACCTAGAGAGACCGCCTTATTATGCGAAGCACAGATGGGGATCTTCGGAACGCAGATACATTCCAACACCTGGATGGTATATTCGTTTCACTTACCAGAGTTCTACGCATTACACTAAACACGACAGAAAGTGGCGTGAAGCAGAGGACTTTCAATTCTATCGCAACCAACCAGAGGAAGAATTAATTATGACAAAACCTACTCTATATCAAACCAAGGAAGATCCTGTTCGCTACGGCACGTTCCTCACTAAGAATTCTCTGGGGCAGATGGTCCTAGAAATGAAGGGTGAAAATGGCGCATGTGTCGGCTTCACAGAGGATGCGATCGAGATCGTGACACCACACACTGTTGAACTCACAATGCTCGGTATGGATCCATCTGGTCCAAAGTCTAAAAGTATACACGTGATCTCTAAGAAGGGTCAAGTCGTTAAGGGCGATGTGATGCTGGAGATTAACTCGGGTGTGATCTGGCGCGTTACAACGATTGACAGTAAGTGTTTGTCTCCACGTGAGAACAAATCTAAGTGGATGAAAATCCCCGCTACGTTCGTAACATTTGGCGAACAGTAGAACTGGTCTCGAGGTTATCCTTGAGCTATAATTAATAATAATAAATAAGGATAACCAATGTACCTAATCAACTTTGCACGAGCATGGGCGGCAGACGCTCTCATTCAATTGGGATACTCTATCGCACCCAACCATTATTTGGAAGGTATGCTCGAGCAACAACCAGAAGAGTAGACTACCATGAAAGATATGATTGAAAAGATTGCTGCGCTCAAGGCTAAGATCCCTGAGAACGGTGCGACTGAAGATGAAGCAATGGCAGCGTTGTCCATTGCCGAAAAGCTAATGGAGAAGCACGGTATTACCGAGGCTGATCTTAAAGCTGTTGAGTTCAAGCGCGATATGCGCTCGGGGGAGTTCACGCAGCGCCAGAAGGCGATCCATCCTTCCCAGAAATACTGCGCGACCACCATTGGGAAGTTTTGTGGAATAAAAGCCTGGACATCATACGCGGAACCCAGAAAGAAGCATCTAAAGATGTTCGGCTTGATAAACGATGTTGAGATGGCCGAGTTTCTTCTTGGGTTGATCCACGACAGCATGGATCGAGGATGGAAGGAATTCCTATCAACTAACGCTAAATCAGACGAGTCGCGCCACACTCAATACTGGTCATTCATGATAGGATTTGCAGAGCGCGTAAACGGACGGTTAAAAGAGCTGATAGAGGCTCGCACTGTGGTTTCCGACAGCACTGGTAATGATCTAGTTGAAGTCAAGACAGCACTGATTGAACAAGGTATGGAGAGTATGCTGCCAGATGTGAAGCTTAAGAAATCACGCAGATCTGGCGTCAATATGAATCTCAGTGCCTATAGTCAAGGTCAGGCCGCTGGTAACAGAGTCAATCTTAGTCGTCCAATTCAACGTCAACAGTCAAATGTGAAAAGGATTTCATAATGTCACTAATGTCACGTATCGCTAAGAAAATACGCCGCCGCTTCCGCAAGAAAAACACTAACTACTACGACAACCGGTCGCACACCATGACAGCAGCAGAGCGGTTGATCACCAACAACTGGAACATCTCGTTCAAGTTCCCCGAGCCTGCTAGAGCTGGCCTTTACCGTGCGATTGATCGCGACACAGCCAAGAAGAAAGCTAACGCCAAGATCCCAGTGATCAAGCGCGAGCCGACCCGTCAGGTCCTTCGTGCGATTAAACGTCGTACTGAAAGAGAACATAGTCGTCAATTGAATATCAAGTTCACTCGGCTGCGTGGTTCTCGTGCTTAGATAAAAGGAATATCTACCTAATGTTTTGTTTTCAAAATGATGGACTGATGCCGCTGGCGGCGGCGACTACTTTCGGTATCAATGTTAAGTTAGGAGAAAACCCGATTGGTTTCTTCGGAACTGGTCTCAAATACGCGATCGCTGTATGCCTTCGCCTTGGTGGGACCTTTCGTCTCTTCTTGGGCGAAACTGAATATGAATTCTACACAGATCAGGAAGACTTCCGTGGCACTGAGTTCGGTATGATCCGTGTTCGCCGACGCAAAGGTTTCCTTAACAAGTGGAAGAAGGAGAAGCTCGGCTATACGACTGAGCTAGGAAAGCATTGGGAGCCGTGGATGGCTGTCCGTGAGCTGGAGAGTAACACCCGTGATGAGGCCGGTAATAGCTTTATCATTGAAGACACTGGCAAAGAGGTCAGTCTGTTTCTGCGGGAGCATGGTCATATCGGAGAAGGTAGAACTGTCATTGTGATTGACTGCCCAGAAATGGAAGAAGCTTACCTAAATGAAGAGATATTCCTACCACCAGAGAAGGAACTGGTACTAGAGATTGGTCCGCTTAGTATCTACGATGGTCCTTCTAATTATATCTTCTTCCGTGGATTGCGGGTCACCGACCTGAACAAGCCTTCGCTGTATACCTATGACTTCAATCTTGGTGTCACCTTAACCGAGGATCGAACTTCTAAATGGCCCTACAGCGACGGGTGTCGCATCATGGAAGCCATTATGGCAACAGCTAACCAAGATATCATTGATAAGGTACTGGATGCCGATGAAGATGCCTTCTATGAGGGTAGTCTTCCGTTCGATCAACCACATATTGCTCCGTCTACTCCATTCTTTGCTTCCATGGGATACCGAGCTAACACTGATGGAGGAGTTCTCCCAAAGCGTGTCCGCACTATGTACCGGAACCTCACCACGGTCGAAGAACGGAAAGAACAGATTGATGTCAGTCTGACTGAGAAACAGATCAGATGGTTGATAGAGAACATCGATCAAGATGATATCATTGAAGCCTGCAAAGAAGCACTTAGTGAAGAGGATATACCGTTTTGAGTTATGTTGGATTTCTAAGAAGTAGAGATGATCCCAGAAATACATGGCGTAATTTACGGTTAGAACTAGATAACTCCAATCAATGGTATCTAAGCTATGAGAGAATGGCTATGGAACCGGTTAGATGGAAAATATCTGATGCTGTTGCTCAAGAAATGCTTAAAGAAGTAGATAGGGGAAAACCATGACAATCGCAGATCCAAGTAGTCAGTATCAACCAAAGTTCGGTTGGTGGAAACATAAGAAAACTAATCAGCGATATGAGATAATTGCATTCGCTATCGAAGAAGCAACGATGACACCTGTCGTGGTTTACAGATGCGATGGTCCAATGTCTTCTCCTACTTGGACTCGTCCTTGTCGAGAGTTCTTCGAGATTGCTCGCTTTATGCAAGTCAATCCAAACGAATTACCAACTGATGGAATGAATGACAAATAGAATTTGTCACAACTACTTTACTACGGCTATACTTAATATATAAGCGAGGCAGGGTTTTTGCACTTTTTACCTTTGAGTCGTGACCGGGGCACGGGACTTCGCATTCCCCGGATTATTTAAGGAGACTACCGTGATAACAACACCAGAACAATATTCACGCTTCCGAATAGCCCAAGTAAGAGGCACTTGCCGCCTCCTTGGTGCTGGTATGACGCAACGCGGTATGACAAAGCGTAAGGCTGCTGATGCTGCTGGTGAAATCACAGGTAAGAAGTATAAGATCAGTGAGTTGGAGATAGCGGCTGAAGATATAACTGATTTCCTAAAAGAGAATTTCCAATGACATTAACTTTTGAATTAGAAGACTTCAATATTCTGGAAGAAACTAATGGCGGGTACTCTATCTGGAAGTCTGCGTTATGTGAGGTAGATCTCACCATGACAGAACTTCCAGAACCGATGGTCATGCCTTCATTGAACGATCCTGGTGATCCAGGCTCACCAGCCCAATTTGAAATATCTGAAATCAGGCTTACTGATATTCCTCATGGAGAGAACAGAACTAAAGCTATGATTTCACTGATCCTAACAGAAACACAATTTATCACATTCTTTTATGGCGGCTCAGATGTGATCAATAACGCCTATGAATGGGCCGCAGAACAGGAGATAGACTATGACTATTGATAAAGGACGGAAAACAACCCGCACCGTCGCCACACTAAAGCAGATATTTGCTATTCAGGGACTATTGAAGGAGCATCTCAAAGAGAATGGGGATATATGGATCTACGATGGCTCGTGGTCTGATTTACGCATTGCAGATATCGTTGAATGTTCTTCCGCTTCTGTGTCTCGTGTCCGTAAAGAAATGTTTGGTGAAATTCGCGTACCTCGTGGCAACAGTAGCTCCTCAATTTCTCGCAGGGTCGATGCTATCGAAGAGTTCTTGCGTGGGCTTGACATGGGCTTCAAAGATTAATCATAAACAAAAGATATTGTCACCCGTTATAAGCGGGTGATACTATCATCCCAACATGGTGGATTACGTGCATATATCAGCAGGAATACGAGTAGGTTTCTGGAACCCTTCTCCTAAGTGGGGTAATACACCATTCGATTGCGTTGGCATCTACACTGGTCCCTCCTTGGGTGATCAACTTCCAGGATGGCGTGGTGAACAGGAATTAATCGAAGGAACTGTTAAGTTTCGTGTCGGTGTTTTATTTAGATCTGATCTTGGGCGAAAGCAACGTCTAGAAACAATCCTTATCCTAGAATCCTATATTCCAGAGATGTTCGAGTATGAGGACTGGGACTCAGCGACCGGATAAATAGAATTTGTCATAGCTTTTTTCCTATGGCATAGTATTTGTATGTTAGGAGGCTACCATAATGGAAATATTCTACGATTATTATCTAATGTCGGTTGTCGTGTTTGTATGTTTCATCACGATGGCTACTGTGTCTGGGCGAAAAGTACCGCGTGGATTTTCAATTAGTGCATTAATTGTGGCTTCGCTAATTTCACTATTAATTATCGTTTTTACGATCAACCCGTAAGGAAACTACAATGAAGAAACTACTTTTGACATCAGCACTGACGATCACGCTGTCCGCTTCTATGGGCAACGCCGGTTCGTTTAATCCAGCAGTTGAAGACCCTATCGTCATTGGCCCAAAGTGTCGCATTCTCTTTGGGCTGCTGCCCTGCGGTAATGGCTATAATGATGATCACGTTGACAGCGACGACGAGCCTGAACGGGATCGTCCAGAACCTGAGATCACTGATCCGGAAATTGAGGTTGAAGAACCAGATGGCGATGGCGATGGCGATGGCGATGGCGACGACTGCGAACCAGATCGTGATAACGACAATGCTTCAGAGCATAATGGTCGCGGTGGAAATGATGGTCGTGGTGGCAAAGATCGGGATGGATCCAAGAATGAAGACAAAGGCCGCCGATAAACTAAAGTGGTCACGGGCCAGCCTATAGCTTAGGTTGGCCCTAGTAATAAAAGGTTTTATTAGATGAAGACATGGTTTAGGAGCCGTATCAAATATAATAGGCCCAAGACCATAAGACTTCTCCCATCTGGTGAAGTGCAACGAAAATATCTAAGAAATGGTAATGTGATATGGAAGCAAGTAGATTACATGACCCTTTCTCCACTGAACAGGCGGCGTTTCTGTCCTGCGGAATACAGAGCGTCGCTTATACGGACCGCTATATAGTGGTCCGTGGCGGTCCCTTTGCGCTGGCGGGTGTGGTAGCTTATGCCAATGCGGGGTGACGTCTAGTGGGGCGTATATATGTCCGTGTGTACGCCCCACCCAACCAACTGCCAAAGGTAATTAAATGCAAGAACTAATCGAAAATCTACTGAAGATCTCAAAGCGAGCCGAAGCTATCAGCTCTCAGATGCGTATCTCCATGCTTGAATTTGATGCTTCTATCGAAGCTGAGGATATGATCAAGCAGGAAGAAATTCGTGTTAAAATCCACCAACTTGTTGATGATCAGCTCGATCTACAGCTTGAGACCAAACACATTAAAGACCAGAACGAAAAATCAGTGATGGATCGTATCCGTCGTGGCAATTTAAGGAGATAACAAATGGGTCACATACCAAACGCGGCGAAGGGTCGCGCACTAATCGTTAATGGGAATAAAGATATTCTCAATGAATTGGCTGATCAGGCTGATATCGCGATGGCGAAGCAAGATCAGGACCGTGATGCTTCACTGGTAGCGATCAAGAAGCGCCATGCTAATGAACTGAAATCTGCGAAGCGCAATCACAAGCACCGAGCCAAGAAGATAAAGCGTCGGATGAAAGAATTAGAGGACATGGATCCAATTGCTCTGGCCGAACGGTTCAAGAATGGTGTGCCTAAAGGCACTGTGACTGCGGATTTTACGGGGGGCTTCGTGACTTCCATGCACAGATAATCAATCATCTGTCTATGGTAGATCTCGAAGCCCTCGAGAAACACATTCTCCCTCGTAAGACTAATAAGATACCGAAAATGGTAGAGTTCATGCGGAACTATAGTGCGGATGATGAAACGATCCGACGAGCGATGATCTATGGTCCGACGGTGATATGTAGTACACCTGTGTCGAAACACACTGAAGAGATGTACCACTGGCCTAGCCAGTTCGATATCGAAACACAGTCGTAAGATAAAGAGAGTGGCGGGTGGTCCGCCGATCTTAACTTAACATAACACGGAGAGATAAGATGGGAGAAAAGAGAGAATTCGCTGGATGGTGGATGTGGATCTTGATGTTGTTGATCATCAGCATTACCGTATTTAGTGGACTTCGTTATGCCGGTCTTGTTGGACAGACATACATTGAGCGAAAGGTTTTCGAGCAGAGTTATCAGCGTCAAGCTGGTGATCAGGCGAAGCTGAATACCTTCCTCGCTTCAAAGGCAGAGATTGAATCGCAGTTACGACGCGGTGATCTCAGTTCCGCAACCCGTGCTGATTATGAAGCGCAACTGGCTGCAATCCGCATCCAGATCAACTCCTTGGAGAACTGATATGAAGAAACTTCTGATACTGATCCCACTGCTCGTGCTTGCAGCCTGTTACGAACAGACGTCCACGGACAAAGAAGCAAAAGCAGTCGAGCAACAGCAAGGACAGATGCTCATCGCACAACCTGTTCCGGCTTACGACTATTCGCTGGAGCGAGACCTGCTCATTCAGCTCTATAATGTGCGGAACCAGACAGTCACTACGCACTCTGTCTGGCGCGGTGATACTAGTGTAATCGAAGGTGACTGTCGTTCAATGGGCTTCGGTATGCCGTATGACACATCGTTGACGAACCCTCTGGTGCAGAGCCAACGTCTCTTTGGAGTTGGTGCAGATGCTGGTCCTTCCCATCGAAACTATGCGGTGGTAGAACAGCCAGAACCCAATGGCATCTTCGCGTCGAAAAATACGTCCGCTACTTGGGTCTTCTGTTTGGGTGACAGTGGCCGGATCGAGCCTCGTTATGTTGAAAGCAAGGTGACGGTCTACCCTGGACCTCAGCGTGTTGACTACGAGACAAATAGAGTCCATGCTGCTGGTGAGGCAACCGTCTCATTGAATACCCAATAACTTGTCAGGGCGGGATAAATAGAGTTTGTCCTGCCCTGCCTGCCGTGTTATTATCAGAGTACAAGTTAATTTAGGAGGCTACCACAATGAATTACAACGTGACAAAACTCTACGTGGTCGAAGACCCAGAGAAATCAACCGATAAGCGTCTGATCTGCACCATTCGCTCAGGCGATAAGTTCAAGACAATGCCGTGGTGGAACAGAATTGAAGATGGATCAACTCTTGATCCTGATACACAATTCCGTGCCGCTATGGATCAGATGAGCGGTTGGAAAAATAACGGTCCATGGCCGAACGCAACGTTCGAGATCGAACAGTTTGGTGATAATGGTGAACTTCTAATGAGACAGGATAACTTCTAATGCGTGGAATTCTGGTCAATCCATATATCCGGACGGTAGAAGAAGTAATCGTCAGGAAGAACGATATCACCTCGGTGTATGATGCCATGAGATGGCTGGACCATAAGGTCGAGATCGTTCAGATTGGATGCGTTCTTCCCAATGGAGATAACCTTCTGGTGGACGAGGAAGCGGCTCTCAAGCTTGGACGTCCAGTCTGGAAATTAAATGGTGTGGCTTTTGTCGGCTGTGGCCTCTTCTTGGGTTCAGATGGAGAAGGCGAATGGGGTTCTGTTAAACTCATGCGCACCGAAGTTGAAGTATACACTTCCTGGACAACCCTGCAATCAACCGGAGAAATAACAAATGTGGAAAGTTAGATTTGTACTGGTACTACTCGCTATGGCGACGACATGTATTGTCGCACCTATAGTTATCTGGAAGGACTGGTGTGATGAGGGTCTCTTCTTGGCCTTCATTGACGTTGTTCTTTTATTCCTGTTGGGTGATTTCCTATGGGCGAAGTTCAAGGAATATAGCTGATGTCTATAACATACATGGGACGATCTCCTCAAGATATCGCCGCAGCCTTGGAATTATGGGACAAAAATGTCACACCAAGGCATGAGCTGCTAGCAGAATTAAGAAAGCTTAGAGATGGTCCAACCGACGATAGAGTAACAGTGGTCAACGGTATAATGGTTGGTATCGCACAGCTTGTGATGGATGAAGAGAACGCACGTCGTAAATACGAAAATCTTCGTATGTCCATGAAGAAACTTACTAATAAAGTCATGGAGCAGTTAGAATGAGAAACCCAAGCGAAATATGTCAAGCTCTTGCGAGGTTGCGTGATGGATACCCAGAATCGGCAGTTAGACTAGAGCCTTCTGATGTCTTGACGAATGCCATAGAATTGATCAATGAACAGACTATCGAAATTGGAGCTCTGCGTCGTAAGAGTGAAAATCTTCGTATGTTCTGTAAGGGAATGATCAGCGGTTTAGAAAGGTGTTTTAATGGGTATACACCGCACATACCACTAGAACAGATGGCTAAGGACGCCTCAGACGCCGCTGTGGACGCGGTGGATACAGCGGCGCGGGCAACCATACCAGCAACAGGGCCAGAGGGCTCCTAGAAAGGCATACAACGTGTGTGAGCTATGTGATCTACGGGAGAAGGTTGGTGTTTTGCAAAGTGAACTCAGCTTTCGTTGGGAACATCTGCAGATGGAACTGCTCGTTGAAGGTAGAGCTGTAGAAGCAGCTCAGTGTGAGGAACGCATCGATTATATCGTTTCGGAGCTGAAGGCCGCTTTCAGAAAACGTCGCTCGCTGGAGATACAGGGAGAAACCATAACTCATTGATGGAGTCGCTCCAATGAAACCGATCATCCTCTTAATAGCCTTGTCTCCAGGAGGCGAAACATTTGTACCGTTAAATCAGTTCACTGATCCCATCGAATGTGGACAGGAAATCGCCGAGTATGCTAATCCGAATCTGTTGCAAGAAGGATGGTCCTTTCATTGTCGCCAGACAAGCATCCTTTCAAGCTCAATAAGACCTATCCTCAGGAGAAACTCCTCAGAGTAACAGGTGCCTTCGAGACCGATGTCCCTATTCTCCCTTCCTTGGTCATTTCATATTTAGCCCAAAGGGCCTTCCACTCCACACGCTCATTAAGTCCAAAAACGTGACTGCTGCTGGTCTCGTCGGCATACAGGCTTCTCATATCTGCCTCCGAACACGCAGCCAAATCATCAAAAATGTTGGTCACCATTTTAACGTGCTGTTCTGGTGAATTGTCCTGTATATCTTTCCACTCATTCTCCAACCGCCAAATCCACATTGACAGCATCCACTCCAATCCGTATTGCAGCTCTTCTCTATGCTGCCAGAAATAGCACATGGTTGCCTTCGGGTTATCTTTCGTCACGCCCTTCATCTTACGTGGATCATAGGTTGTTGCTAGCAGAATAGTCCGCCCCATCTGTCTCTTGGTAACTTCCGGGTATCGTGGAAATAAAACCGCATGAAGGTCAGCCATCGGCACGAAATTAACAAAGTCCGTTCTGCACCACCAGTAAAGGATCAGCTGAGCCTTCATGTTCTTTGGGTCATACAGATTGTAGGTTGAACGAGGGTCGTCGATATGTGTACGATAATCCAATGGTTCTTGGTCGTCTCCAATGGTATTGGGTCTTGTTGGTAAAAACTGGTTATGTCTATGCATGTCATTTCCTCGGTTGTATATAAGGTGAAAGATATATTATGGGTAAGTGTCTGTAAAGGCTTAATAAGTGCTTGGAGATAAATACATTGGTACTTCTCAAATTGGCTTACGGAAGTTGCAGGGTAAATGCCCAAGGAGGTGGGAGTAGCTGGCTGGAGGGTGGTAGAGTAGTGAAGTATACTACTATTTATTATTTATAATAATATAAAAGAAGTAATAAAAACAGGAGGTTGGACCGTTTGGCGGCTTCGCCGCTGACTCTACTGAAATACTTCTGACCAGTCTGGACATAAACTGGCTTGCTTTCTTGGGCTTCGTGGTGCTAATATTAAAGGAGGGATCTCTGAGATCTACCTTCGCACGCACACTGATGAGGAAAACGATGACCGACGACATTGAAGATTACGCACAGAAGTACGATGAAGAGTTCAGACAACGAGTTCGTCCTCGGTCTCTCGTATCTCGTGGATCAAAGCCAATAAAACTGGATATAATGGATGAGGTCACTGGAGAGTGGCGCACAGTGATCCGTATGTCTCGAAATAAATTTGATGACAACGCCAAAGAGATCTTCCTACGGGAATATGCTAAGTGGGGAAGAATGGGAGAGTCTGCTGCTGCGGCTGGAGTTTCTCCTCAAACAGTACGACACCACATGGAAGAAGATGAAGACTTCGCTGAGGCCTTTCTTCTGCAGGAGACCGAGTACCAAGACAAGCTCATTGGGCATCATCAAAACCTACTGTTCAATGGGACGACAAAGAAGAGCTACGATCGCACTGGTGCATTAGTCTCCGAAGAGACAATCTATCCTATTCGCCTCATCGAGCTGGAACTGAAGAAGCATGACGAGGGATACCGAGATAAACGTGAAGTCAAGCACAATGTCTCTGGTGGAGTATTGCTCGCTCCTGCAGAAATGGACAGTGTGGATGATTGGGAGAAGCGCTTTGGGAAATCCAAGGACATAACTCCTCCGATCTTAGAGATAGAAGAGGACGAAGACTAAAATCGCCGATACGATCAATCAGACGAGGTCTCCAAGAGTCTCCATCTTTCAAAAATCGCCGACAAGGACGATCCGATTGAAAGTCGACAGGAAATGTCCTCTTCGTCCTCTTCATCCATATAGATCGTTGAGATCTCTGAGATCGGGGAATAACCCGAGATGGAAATAAATGCTCATCCTGGAGATAAATAGAGTTTGTCACACTCCGAGCCACACGCTACTCTGATGGTACAACTTAACACTAACCCGCGAGGCTACCACAAATGACACAAGCAATGATAGACGCACTGGTTGCAGACTACCTTGCCCGAGGAGGCAAGATTACTGTTTACCAGACCACCGACCGGAGGATCAGCTGATGGGAATTCTTTACTTTTATCACCCGGCAAGCAACGATGTGACGGAGTACAAGGAACCTGTCACGTTTGATCAATTCGTGCATGAAGAGCGAGCAGACAACTCATTTTGGATTGGCGACAGGGAAGACGATAAGCTGGAGATCTACTCCGACAACATAGAGTGCATGTGTCTTCTAAGAGATAAGCAGACGCCAGAGCAGGCAGTTATCCTCTTCGCCACGATGCTCGGCCTCAGGGAAGCGGCGAGGGAGTGATCCCTCCTCGCGGAGATAAATAGAACTGGTCTTAAGTTGCCCTTACGCGCATATTGTGTATGTAACTACCACAAGGGATTAGTTTAATGAAACTGAGCGACATAGCGAGAAAATTTGACGTAGAGATAGAACAATGGGACGGGGATGATCCAGAAGTGAATATCATTGAAGAATCTGGAAATACTCTTGTTGGCTGGTATTCCACAGGCCCATTTATCGGTACTTTGCATATAGAAGAGGGTTTCTGCACATACCACAACATTACCGAATTTTAGGAAATAACTGGAAATAAATTGTCCTTTGAAGATAAGTAGAGTTTGCCTTAACCCAAGTCAGATGCTACATTAGGGTGTAACAAGCTACCACAAAGGATAACTCAATGTCACACCCACAACAGTTTCTCGATTTAATGCAGGCTCTTAATAAAGAGGCTCCTGCACTACAATTCGCTCCACCGGTAGTCGTCAACCACAATGGCCGCACCTATGCTCTTCTCGCACAAACTGGCGAAGTTCACGGCCTAGCAACGCTTTGCGCTTGGGACGATAACAACGCTGAATTTCTTGTCTGGGATGGGGGCTCACCGTATCTGGATTGGGAAAGCACTGCCTTAGAAGAGGCAGAGTATCACGATGGTGTGTACTGTGAGAAAGTACAAGATGTTATCCATCTGCTACAAAATCCCGGGGATTAATCCCTAAGTAGAAAATCGCCGACGGTCGTTATCCGAGAGGGTATCGTCCGGAGCATATCAATCTTCGTTTTCGTCATCCAAATTCGCCGAGTCAGTCTGTCGGATTCAAAATTCGCCGATACCGTCCATCGGAAGAGGAAGAAGACGCCCGGTCTCTCTCTCGGTCCTCACGTCTCTCCAGCAAAAAGCCGCGCTTGTTACGGCGCGGCCCTGCTTTTTAAAGTACTATCATACCAACTGGTGCACCCTCGTCAAAGG